GTTTTACCTAAGCACGAATAGTACGTACGTAGTTTTCCCTAAGGCACAGTGACACGTAGCACCAACTACGTACGTAGTTTTCCTTAGTACAAGACTTGACCCTACGGGGCGCTATGTACGTAGTTTTCGCTAAGGCATAGTTGCACGTAGCACGTGTTACGTAGGTTGTGTTTCTTAGCGATATATTTATACGTACGTAGTTTTTCCTAGCCATATATTTATACGTACGTAGATACCCGTGGGGGGTCGAAAATTTCCGAGGGGGTACCTTCAGATATGCGCCCACCTCCTAAAATGAATAAAGAAAAAAAACTTTTTCGGGAAAAAAGAAGGGGTAGGAGAGAGGGTAGTATGAAAACCATTCACCATCCTGAGAAAGTGTTCACTGTTTTGGTCTGTTCACGATTCATGAACACGGAAATATACTCCAAACAAGATAGAAATAGGTATATATCGAGGGCTTACCCACGTAAACCATGGAAAACACAGGGAAAAGAGGGGTTACCTCGGTAGACTGCCCGTCGAGCATCAGTTGACAATCCTGAGTGAATATGTTGTCAATCGGTTGACAATCGGTTGACAATCTTACGGAAAAATGAGTAGATAATAATCTATGAGCGCCGACGACGCCGAAAGCATTCCTACGCCCCTCACCGTAGCCCCGACGCGTGAGAATTCTCGGAACCTGCGTCCGCTGGAGCGGGTGAACGTCATCCTTCCACCTGAATTTCAGATGCCCATGACTGAGCGCGTCTACGCGATGGATATCTGCTCGCTCGACGACCCCCTGATCCCGACTGAACGGGACCTGGCGATTGTCGAGCGGTTGGGCTCACTCATGTGCGACCCTGTCGAAGTCATTGCCATCACCGGCCTGACGAAAGCCCAGTTCAATTCCAGTGAGGCCCTGCAAGGCGCATGGGCCCGAGGGCGGGAACGAGCGAAAGCGCGGCTCCGCTTGATGCAGTGGGATTCCGCCGCCATGGGCAGCGAGCGGATGCTGGTCCACCTGGGCAAGCAGTACCTCGAGCAGACCGAACGAACGGAGAGCAAGAATGTCGGAGATGACGAGCGAAAAGAACGACAGTCTGTGCGTGATAAACTCGCGGACGCAATTGACCGTGCAGCAGAGAAACGAGCTGCTAGCGGGCATGACGGACGAGGAGCGAGCCCACTCCAAGAAGTTATGGCTGCTCTGGGCACGAGACAACCAGCTTCCACCTGAGGACGACCTCTGGGATTACTTTCTCATCCTCGCGGGAAGAGGGTTCGGAAAAACCCGAGCAGGCGCGGAGTGGGTGCGTGATCAGGTCGAGCACCACGACGTGAGACGCGTAGCACTGATCGGGGCGACCGCGGCTGACGTGCGCGATGTCTCGTGTCTCGGTGAGAGCGGGCTCGTGGAGATCAGCACGGAGGACAACCGTCCGAAGTACGAACCCTCAAAGCGTCGGCTGATTTGGCCGAATGGAGCCATCGCCACCCTGTACTCCGCAGAGGAGCCCGACCGGCTACGAGGCCCGCAGCACGAGATTTGTTGGGCGGATGAGCTGGCCAGTTGGGCCCAGCCCGATACCTGGGACTTGGCCCAATTTGGGATGCGCCTTGGGTCACATCCACGCACGATCATCACCACGACCCCGAAGCCCACCCCATTTCTGAAGCGTGTGATGAAACTCCGGAACCTCGTGCGTGTGGGTGGGTCCACGCTGGACAATCAGGCCAACCTCCCGACCTCCTTTATCCATGCCATCGTTGACCGCTACCAAGGCACGCGCCTCGGGAAGCAGGAGATTGAAGGCCTCTACCTTGACACCGTCGAAGGGGCGCTCTTCAGTGAGGAGCACATCATGCGCCGGAGTGGGCCCATGAAGTTGGACGCCTATGATCGGGTCTGTATCGCGGTAGACCCTGCCGTCAGCTCCGGAGAAGGGTCAGACGAGACCGGTATTATCGTGTGTGGGTCGTACAACGACGGCAAGAACGCCGATGTGCTGGCCGATGCCAGTGGGCACTACAAGCCGAACGAGTGGGCGGACATCCTCGTCCGCTTGTATAAAGAATGGAAAGCGGATAAAGTACTAGGAGAAGTCAATAATGGTGGTGACTTAGTGGAATATACGCTACGTCACGCCAAAGGTGGGCAGCACATTCCGTTTCAAAAGCTCCACTCCTCACGCGGCAAGCGCCTGCGTGCGGAGCCCTGTAGCGCGTTGTACGAGCAGCATCGTGTGTTTCACACGGAGTACTTCGAGAAACTGGAAGAGCAGATGGTCACCTTCAATCCTGAAGAGATGGCGAGGAAGGGTGAGTCTCCGGACAGAGTCGATGCACTGGTCTTCTGTCTGACGTGGCTGATTATTGAACGACGGCAAGCACGAGTGAGGTTCCTGTATGGGTAAGAAGCCGAAGCAGAGTTGGTGGGCGCGTCTGACCAAGAGTATTCCCCTTATTCACAGCATGGGCACGAACCAGTGGATGTTTCAAGGCACCTCACGGACCTTGACCCAGACCCTCGGGACGGAGATTACCAACCCGTATGAAGTCCACGCCTGGGTGCGTGGGGCCATTGAGTCGGTGGCCATGAACATTTCACAGACCCCCCTGGCCTGGAAGAACTCCCGAGACAAGAAAGCCTCAGATCGAGACGCGGCCCCGTGGATCACGCTGTTCGAGAAACCCAACGAGTTGATGGGGCAGCAACAGCTGTTTGAAGCGACGATTGTGTACCTCCTGCATTACGGGGAGTGTATGTGGGTGCTCGACCGGACAGAGCCCACGGCCATGCCCAAGATGATTGAGCCCTACAACGGCACGCAGTTTGAGGCCCGCCTGGACAAGAAGGGGCGACTCCTGGGCTGGACGGTTGAGGTGGTCTACCCAGACGGGGAAAAGAAAACACTCCCGTTCGAGAAGTGGGAGGTCTGCTTCTTCAAGCTCTTCAATCCGTATGACCGGCTACGAGGCTTGGCCCCACTGGCCGCCGCGCAACTGGGCATTGACCAAGACACCCTCGCCTCGCAGTACAACAAAGCGTTCTTCAAGAACTCAGCCCTGCCTGGTGGCGTCGTCGAGGTGGAAGACGAGATGACGGAAGATTCGTTTAACCGCATGCGGCAGCAATTTATGGATCATCACCAAGGGGTGAGTAAGTCGCACACGCTGGCGATCCTCGAGGGGGGCGCAAAATACAAGCAGCTCGTGCCGTCGCAGAAGGATATGGAGTTTCTCAATCAGAAGAAGTGGAACCGAGATGAAATTCTCGCGTGCTTCAAAGTGCCGAAGCTTGAGTTGGGTATTTGGGATGATGTGAACTTTGCGGTGGCGAAGGTGCAGGCCCGAGAGTTCTGGGTCAAGACGCTGCTGCCGAAAATGAAGTTGATCGAGTACGTCATGTGGACGCAGTTGTTCAGCGTCACCAGTACGGGCAAGGTGTTTGCAGACTTCGATACGTCGCAGATTGAAGCCCTGCAAGGGGACGTCGCCGAAAAAGTGGAGATGATGTACAAGCTGTGGCAGATGGGCTACCCCATCAACGTGCTGAACGACCGCTTCAAGCTGTACATGCCGAGTCAGAAACACGGAGACACGTCCTACGTGATGAACAACGCGAATCGAATTGATCAGGAGGGTGTGGTGTTGATGCCGGTGCCTCCAGTCGATCCCAATGCGGAAGCAGCGAATGCAGTCACGCGCGAGACGGCGCAGAAAAAGGAGAAGGGCAATGGCGCATAAAAAAGATATCGTCACAGAGTTGCAGCAGATTCGTCGGAAGGTGCTGGGGGAGATTGAGTTCGCGTCCGATGAAGGACTCGAAGCGAAGCGCCAGATTCGTGTGATCGCCGCCAGTGGCCGCGCAGATCGTACCGGCGACATTGTCAGTGTGGAAGGCATCGAGCTGGCCAACTTCAAAAAGAATCCGATCATCTTGTGGGCCCATGACCATTACGGGCTGCCTATTGCCCGCGCGGTGGACATTCGTGTCGAGAGCGGTAAGCTCACCATGTTGCTCGAGTTTGCGTCAAAAGAGGTCTACGAGTTTGCCGATACGGTGTATAAGCTCGTGAAAGGAGGGTTCCTGAAAGGTGTGTCAATCGGGGCTCGCGTGTTGGAGGCCGAGTGGATCCTCGACAAGAACGAAGAGATCATCGGGAGAAAGTTCAATAAACTTGAACTGTTAGAACTATCAGTCGTCGCCATTCCTGCGGATTCCAAAGCGTTGATCACCGCGGTGAAGTCGGGGAGGGTCGCCTGCACGGATCTGGAGGCGTGTCTAGAAAAAACATTTGATGCACCCCTTGATTTCCTTGAGTCACATCATGTAGAGTCAAATACTCATAGTGTTCCACCTTACGAGGAAACTGATATGGGAATGGATACAGGAAAAATTGCACTCCTCGAACAGCGTGTCGCAGACCTGGAGCTGCTCTTGAAAACCGCACAGGCGAAGAGCGCGGAAGAGGGTGCCGCGATGGCAGGGACGATGGAGAAGCTGCTCGGTCCCATGTTGGATAAGTTGGGTGTGAAGGGGACTGGAGATCTACAGAGTCGCGTGTTGTCGATGATTGAGTCAATGACCCAGAAGGCCACGCGATAACCGCTGGCTGTATTTTTAAGGAGGATACACAATGGACGCACTGTTGAAGAAACTCGAAGAGCTGAACGCCAAGTTGGAACTCTCGGCTGGAAAAGATGCCGAGACCATCAAGGCCTTGCTGGCGGACATCAAGTCGCTGCAGGAAGATTACGTCAAGATGAAGCACGAGTTCGAGGAAGTGAGAGTCGTCAAGAACAGTAAGAGCCTTCCTGGGCTCGAAAACGAGAAGACCAAGTTCTCCTTGCTCAAGGCCATCAACGCCATTGCCACGAAGTCGTGGGCCAATGCAGGCTTCGAGCGAGAAGTGTTCCAGAACACCAGCAAAGATCTCATCACCAAGACGATGTCCACAGAAGTGGATTCGGCTGGTGGGTACGTCGTACCGGTGCAGGCCCTCGGTGATTTCATCGAGTTGCTCCGTGCCAACCTCGTCACCAAAGCCCTCGGCGCGACCGTCATTGAAGGCTTAATGGGTTCACCGGTCGAAATGCCAGGTCAGTCTGGTGGGGCGACAGTGTACTGGGTGGGTGAAGATACGACCATCACCGCCTCTGATTTGAGCCTCCGTGAGAGCCAGATGACCCCGCACGCAGCGGCTGCGCTGGTGAAGGTGTCCAATCGGCTGCTCCGCATGGGCAACCCTTCGGTCGAGAATTTGATCCGACAGGATGTGGCCTTTGCCATGGCAGAAGCCATCGACAAAGCGGCCATCTTCGGGACTGGCTCGGATGCACAGCCCCTCGGCATCAAGAACATCTCTGGCATCTTGACCTATGATGCGGTCTCCACCGTGTCGAAGTATGTGCATGTGTGGCAGATGTTCTACGAAATGGAAGAGAAGTTGGCCTTGGCTAACTCACTCAAAGGCAAACTCGGGTTCGCCTTCAACCCGCGCGTCAAGAAGTACGCAGCACTGTCCCGCACGGGTGCGGCTGCAGAAGATGGATTTGGTGAGTTCGTCGGCAACCCGATGAGCCCCCTGACTCCGAGCCAGTTGCAAGCCATGATCGGCTACCCGTATCAAGCCACGACCAACATCGTGATTGACACGGCCCCCAACCCTGATAGCACCTATGCGATCTTCGGGAACTGGGCAGAGTTGCTGATCGGCGTCTGGCAGGGCATCACCATCATGGCCTCACAGGAAGCCTCGACGGCATTCGAGAAGAATCAGACCTGGGTCCGTATCGTTCAAGAAGTGGATGTCATGGTCCGACACAAAGAGAGCTTCTGTTTGGCGAGCAACATCAGCGCAGTGTTGACAGCATAAGAGAAAGACAATCTTCACCTGGAATCGAAAGGTTCCAGGTGAATCTTGGAAGTCTGAAAATCGGAGTCTACATAGGAGGACATACACATGGGAGCTTACGCAAGTTTGGAGCAGAATGCAGTCGTGGTTCAGGCAGTCGGCTCGACGGTCGGTGCAGGTGGAGCCAAGACAGGGCGAGAGATTGATACCGCAGGGTACAGCGAAGCCATGGTGATTCTTACCTTGGGCGATGTGTCGGCCACTGGGTCACTCAACGTCAAGGTGCAAGATTGTGCAACGACTGGTGGGTTGTTCGTCGATGTGGCTGGCGCGTTGTTCACTGCAAAGAGTGGTGCGGTTGATAACAACTGCTACATCGGGCGGCTCAAGTTGGACGGCAACCTGGTGAAGCGATTCATCAAGGTCATCGGGACGCAAGCGACAGACACTGTTGACTACACAGTCACTGTGGTCCTGTCCGGCGCACAGTACAATCCGGCCCCACCGGGTGGATTGGCCTCCTCGGGATACTCCCCAGTGGCAGAGTTCACGATCTAAGTTTCGGTTCAGACAACGGGCTAGGAGAAGGGCTAGGGTTCACAAGGCCCTAGCCTTTTTTACTTAACAAGGAGAGTCACATGGCAAACGGAGTGTACAACAGGGCGAAGTTCTTGCTGGCGGGCGCTGGTCTAGACTTAGACACAGCCGACCTACGGTTGATGTTGGTGAACACAGGATACACCTTCGACAACAACCACA